AACACATTCATATTCTTTTTTAAGATAATTTTTAAGTGGTTGTACTGTAATAGGTTTTCTAATTTTTTTTCTATTAGATTTATATTCAGGATATAATTTTTTTCTAAAATTATTTTTATCATCTAATGCGATGACTATACGACTACAATTTAATTTTATAAAGAAATGCTTAATAGTATTTTCTAAAGTTTGTTTTGCTAAATTATAATCTGTATGTAATGTCCATACATCATGCTCCCACTCTGTTGCTTCTTCTAATGCTGCTGACACTCTGTAAACAATTACAGAACCATCAATCAATAATGTCTTTTTTCTTATTAGCATATATTTACCTTTTTCATTTTTATTATGTTTTGATTTGGAATAGTTGTGGTGTTACCTACTTCAAGAATGGTTCCGTTATCTTCAAAGGAAACATCGGTAACAAATTTGTGACAGTTGTTAGATGTTGAAACTAGCCAACCTGTAGAAATACAAATGGTTGGTAAATAACTTTCTATTGTTTTTAGATTTTCCCAAGTACAAGTAGAATTAATATCAATCCAATAAACTAAATAAAATTTATAATTAAAATTTTTCTTATTTAGTTTTGGTAATTTCTTTAACTTCAACTTTTCTCCATAGGTTAATAAAATCTGACATAGGAATTAAGACACACCTTGACTGATAGTTGTCTCCAAGCATTCTTATGATTTGTGATTTTCTTTTTTTATTATCTTTAATAAAAAGTTTGACTATCTGTTTTAAATTTTTGACTGGTATTATCCATTGACCTACACAAACATCTTTATTGAGCATAAATCTATGAGCCCAGTATTTTGCTTTTGTACTACGCAATCCACTAGGTTTGCCTTTAAATGCTAGTTCAATACAAATGTTTCCTGACTTTTGCCAGAAACCAAACTCTGATTTAACTTCGATTTTATCCTTACTTAAACCTAGTATATTAGCTAGTGAATGTTCAGATTGAACACCTCTTGCTAAATCAAAATCGAAATCTTTGTTGTTGTTAAACATGAATATTTTTTATAAAAAGCTTTTGTTACTGAAGCCCTCGTGGTGAAATTGGTAGACACAATGGACTTAAAATCCATGCCGCTTGCGGAGTGCCAGTTCGAGTCTGGCCGAGGGCACCAGTAGCTAATGTGTTTGCGCCCAGTTATTTCCTATCTTGTATGCAGCATCCAAAGGACACCTAAGATTAAAATAAACACCAGCATCTATTATTGATTGTCTTGCAATTTTTCCTACTGCATCTGCAATAGAAGATTTACACTGCAACTGTAACTCATCGTGAATATGAGCAACCATTTGTACGTCATCATTATAATTTTTTTCTTTTAATTTGTTGTGAAGTATTACGGTTGCTTGTTTTAAAATTAAAGCTCCGCAACTTTGGATTAATAAATTTAAGCTTGAGTGCTCTGACCTTGGTATTAATTTTCTTTTATCTAAACCTAATAAATATTTTTTATTTCTTGCTGAAATAATAACATTATCCCTTAATTTTTTTAATGCAGGTAACGCTTCAAATATTTTTTGCTTTATAATTTTTCCCTCTTGAGAATTTTTACCAACAACTGCGCCAAGCCTTGTATCTCCGATACCATAGATGATGCCATATATGACCCTCTTCGCCAAATCTCTTGTTGATAAGCCAATTTGTTTTTGATTGTAGGCGTGAATATCCCCATCGAGTAATTGCTTCGTAAAATATCCTTCATCGTATGCACCGAGATAGTGAGCAAGACACCTAAGTTCAAGACCACTAGCGTCACAGCCGATAAGACTAAAACCATCAGGAACAGTAAATAGAGACCGACATTCTTTACCATAAGGTACACCACTTGAAGGCGTTTGAGCAACATTAGGTTTTTGATGTGTGCATCTACCAGTGTTCGCACCGTTAGTAATAACTTGTCCATAAATTTTTCCATCTTGTTCTAGCTTCAACCAAGCGTTAGCTCCTTCAGCCAATTGTCCTATTCGTTTTTGTATTAAAAAATGTTCTGCTAATATTTTTGCTTCTGGATATGGTAAGGTTGACAAAACACTTTCATCAACTTTAGGTTTTCCATCAGGTGTATATTGTTCTGGTTTCCATCCTTTGTTCATAAGCCTATCAGCTATATGGTCTCTTGAATTAGGATTGAATGAAATTTCTTTATATCTTTTTATTCCAACACCTTTTTTATATCCTAAAGTTTTGTTATCTCTTTTAGGAATAAATGTGCCAATATATTTGCTCCAATTTGGAAAGGTTGAAACTAGAGATTTCTCTAGCTCCAACCTTCTTTTTGCAAGCGAGGTATACAGCTTCTTTGCAGAAGCCACATCGAAATAAAACCCATGTGCTTCTTGTTGAATTATGCATCTAGCAAATTCATGCTCTAACTGTATTGCTTGTTTGGAATAGTTTTGCTTTTGTATTAGCTGAAACAATTTAAAATTTACTTCAACATCAAGCTCACAATAGTCTTGCATTTTTTGAGACCATTCTGAAAAATTATTTTCTTTAGCAAACTCTCCTTTTCTTAAACCTAATCTATAACCCCAACTTTCTAACGAATGTCTACCTGCTAATTTTAAAGGTAAATCTTTCTTTTGAAAATCAAGCTCTTTTTGATTTGTCCATATAAGTCTACTTACTAATAAAGTATCAAATACATCACCATCAATTATATATTCTGGATGTAATTTTTTAATTACTTCTAGGTCAAACTTTAAAATATTATGGCCAACTAATAAGCTAGCACCACTTAACATATAAAGACCTTTGCCAATTGCGTCTCCATGATAAGAGAACATTTGACCTGTATCTATATCTTTAATTACTATTGAATGTATTTTTGTTGCTTCTTTTAAAAAGCCATTTGTTTCAATATCAAATATAATTTTCATAATTATTGCATTACCACTACCGAAATGTCATCAACAAATGGTAGCTTGTAAGAAATCCTTTCAAATATTTTTTCGATTATTTTTTTTGTTTCTGGATGATGAACAAACAGAATAGGTAAAATACCTGGATGTTTTAATTGTAAATAAATAATATGAAGTAGTCTGTTGTATAATGAATAGATATACAATTTATCGTTATCACTTAAATTTACAAAACTTTTATCTTTTATTAAATAAGCTTTTAAATAAATTCTAATTTGTTTAGCTAACTGTTCTTTCGATTTCATCTTGAAAATCTCCTTCAGACAGTCTGCCTGTTTCTTGATTATAAAGTAATGAAGTAGCAACACCTGTGTCACCTGAATATCTATTCTTCAATACTCTTACAGTCATTAAGTTTTGATTTTCTTGTGACTGTTGGTTACGTTCAAACCCAATAACCATATCTGATAATTGGGCTAACGCATGGGAACCTCTTAAATGACTTAATGAAGTTACTGCACCTTCTTCGTGTCCAGACTTACTGTCACTAATTCTTTTTAAATGACAAACAACTATTAAACCAAAGTTACATTCTTCAACTAATGTTCTTAACTTTGTCATTGTAAAATCAATTAACTTTCTCTCATCTCCTTCAAGACCAGAGACAACCATATTGATATGGTCTAAAAATATATAATCACATTCACATCCTTTAACTAAAAACCTAATCTTTGACATAAGGTTTTCACTATCTGTTGAACCAAAATGTTTGTGAAAAAATGTGTGTGGTTGAATTTTATTCCAAGATGCTTTTAATGTTTCTTCATCTAAATTTTTTCTAACTTCGTCTTCGTGTATTTTTTGGTTTAAATCTATACTCATTAAACCTCTTACACTTCTAGCAACACTTTCTTCTAAAGCTATGTAGCCAATATTTTTTTTCTTTGAAACTAAATCAGCAGCTATCTCACGACAGACTTGGCTTTTACCAACACCTGAACCTGCTGTTAATAATACTATTTCACCTTTACGAATGCCTTTACATTTATTGTTAAGTCCATTCCAAACATAAGGTGTACTTTCTTTGCTATCATCTTGAATAACTAAATCCCAAGTATCAACACCTGCTACAATACCTTCAGGTGTGTACGGTTTTGCATTCCATATATGATGTATAATATCTTGACCCCTATCGGACACCAACATTTCGTTGGCATCCTTTAAAGGTAACATGGATAGGCAAGCTTTTTTTGGAGTAAACAATTGAGCACATTCTACGGCTGCTTTTTTACCAGCAGCATCATTATCAAAAAGAAAATTCACTTTTTGAAAACTTTCTAGGTACTCTAAATTTTTCTTAATATATTTTTTTGCTGATTGTGCACCACTAGGTACAGAAATTACTGGCCACTTATTGCCTTGAACTTGTGACACTGACATCGCATCTAATTCACCTTCTGTAATGGTTATCATTTTTGAACCAGGCTTCCATTTGTGTTGTCCGAACAAATTAACTTTTTCTATATCACCTAACCAAATAAATTTTTTGTCAGGAAATCTAATGTGTTGTGCAACCACCTGGTACTTGTCATCGTAGTATGGTGCTATGTGTACTGTCTGACCATTATATTGTCCAACTTGATAGTTAAAGAACTTGGCCGTATCTAAATTTATTTTTCTTTTATTTAATGCTATGTGTTCACCTTGAACCATATTGCTTACCTCTTTTGCTTGTATATTATTTTCAATTCCATCTGGTGGTTCTCTATATTGACAACCAAAACACCACGCATGACCATCAGAATATCTGGCTAGATTATTTCTTGAATTACATTGTGGACATGGTTCGTGTTTTACAAATTCATTTTCATTATTCTCCATCTTCTTCTCTTTCGTCATCAGGAAGATAATCTCCTTCGACCCATAAGAAATCTGTTTTAGCCCATTCATCTACATCAAATGCAGGACATTCTTTGTCTGGATTAAAATGATAATGACCTTTTAATTTTGCATCTGGATATGTTTTATGAAGTTCTTCTACTAATTTTTTTAAACTTTCCCACTGCTCACCAGTGAAGTTA